GAGCCGCGCGTTCCGCCTGGGGGTTCTTTTTCCGGCGACACGACGTTTGATGGGCCCAAGACTGAGGATATTCTTTTTGGCGGCCCGTTTACGACCCCTGGTTTTTCGATAGGTCGGCCTAAAACGCTGGCGGAGATTGCCGCTGAGACGAAGAAGAAGCGGGCGGTGGACAGGGCGGCGGCTCTCAAGTCGGAGGCGACGGCAAGGACAGCGCGCGATTTTGCGTCCGCGAAATCAAAGTCCCGCAATTTCTTCGGTGGTGATGGCGGCGGAAGTGGTTTCAGCACGGATTTCGGCGGCGACTTCGACGTTTCGGTTTCCGGGTTCACATAAGGAATTTTTTGAAATGTTGCGTTTTCTGTTGATTTTGGTTTCGGCGCTGGCGATTTCCGGGCCTGTGAGGGCGCAGTCGTTCATTCCGGTGCCGTCGACGCCTGATTTGGCGGTAACGGCCACAGCGACGGCTGATTTTGCCTGGACGGGGGTTTCTGGCGGCAAGGTGGACTGGATTTATCTGAAAAACGATTGCGCTAAGCCGATCTGGTTCGGGTTTCGTGGCGAGCGGGATGGTCTTGCGCGGCAGTATCCGTTGAAACTTTTGCAGAACCAGACGTTTTCAGGTCCGCTGGCTGTTTATTCCGTGGGTGCGTCGCCCGATAATACGGGGACGGCCTGCACGTTTTCGATGATGGGCGCAACTGGCGGATAATTAGATTCCTCCCTGGAACAACTGGCCCGCTTCGGCGGGTCTTTTTTTGTTGATATTGACGATTACGCCCGCGTGGTGTAGGTCATTAACGGACTAAGCGGTTTTTTCGCGCGTTTTTCATCGCACAGAGGGCCAACTCATGCGTAAACTTCTCTCTTTCCTGAGTGTTTTTGTTCTTTTTGCCTTTGTCGGTCAGGCTTTGGCCGAGGAGGGCGGCACCATCCGGCGCATTACCGGCAAGCATGTCACGATGGGGGCAACCCATACCCCGACGGCCACGCTGGACGTTTTCGCCTTCGGCTTTGAATCGAAGTTCGTTCGTGTGTGCCTGAATCCTGAATCGGTCGTGACGTATTTGCGGTTCGGCACGGCGACGGCGGACAGAACCGTGAATACGGAAGTTTCACCGAACGGCGGCAGTTATCTGACCATCGATTATACGACGGACAAAATGACGGTCCCGGTATCGACCAGCGCCATTTTTATCGCCGGTCAGAGCGGCGATTATCCGGTTGCTCGGGCGTTGCCGATGTATGCTTCGGCTGACAACACCGGGGCGCTGTTCGGGCCGCCGATGTGTGTTACCGAACCTTGGCGCACCAAGGGCATCGTGACACATGTGGCTTCTGGATTGGCGACGGTCGACATTTGGGCGTGGTAACTGCCCATGGCCCTCGCGCGTCCCAAACTCACGCAAGAGGAAGCCCGTCAGGAAGTCGTCGACCGGATCAGGTATAATGCGCTGCATTTTTACAGGCCGTATCCGAAGCAGTTTGAGTTTCACGCTGCTGGTGCAGGGTTCCGCGAACGGCTCCTGATGAAGGGCAACCAGTTAGGCGGCACTCTCGCGGGTGCCGCCGAAGTGGCGTTTCATGCCACCGGGGAATATCCCTCATGGTGGCCGGGTTACAGATACGATGGCCCGATTGTCATCTGGTGCGGATCGGAAACCAACGAAAAATCCAAGGAAATTATCCAGACGGCGTTGCTCGGGATGGAAAACCCCGATAGGAAGTCGGCAGAGTTCGGAACCGGGATGCTGCCCCGCGATACGATTGTCTCGTTTACCGTCCGGCAGGCTGGCGTCAAAAACGTCGTCGATACCATCATCGTCAACCATTACAACCCCGACGGCGTGAAGGACGGAACTTCGCAAATTACCCTGAAAAACTACCAGCAGGGCGTCGAGGTCTGGACCGGTAAAAAGGTCGATCTTGTCTGGAACGACGAAGAACCCAAGCACGCCCCGGAAATCTATGCCGAAGCCCTGACCCGAACGAACGCCGCCAAAAACAAAAAGGGCGAACGCTCCGGGCGCATTTTCATGACCTTTACGCCGCATAATGGGCAGACGGAGGTTGTCGAGCCCTTTATCGACCCCAAGCCCGGTGATTCCCCGAAATCCCTCGTCACGATGTCGATTTATGAGGTTTTGGGCGGTGTTTGGGAGATCGGGACCCCGTGGGAAGGGCAGGCGTGGAAAGGCCACTACACGCGCGAGGAAGCCGATTCAATTATCGCCGCCTACCCGGCGCACGAACGAGAATGCCGCGCGTATGGCGTCCCGCAAGCCGGTGAGGGGCGGGTATTCACGGCACCGGTTGAGGACATCCGCTGTGCGCCGTTTGAAATACCCGCCCACTACCGCAGGATTAAGGGCATAGATTTCGGCGTCGATCATCCGTTCGGACTTGCTGATTTGGCCCACGATACCGACAACGATATTATTTATGTGACGCGCGTGTGGCGCAAATCGATGGACCCTGGAATCCCTGCCGTGCCGACACACGCGGCGGCGATCAACGCATCGAATGAGTGGGTTCCTGTCGCGTGGCCTCACGATGGCGGCAACAGGGAGAGCGACGGCGAACAGTTGCAGAAAAAATACAAACGCGCAGGCGTCAATATGTTGAGCCAGTCGGCGCGTTACGACGACGACAAGGGCGGTAAACAGGCCGTGGTCCCCATCGTTGATGATATGGACGACCGCATGAAAACCGGAAGATTCCGCATATTCGACACATGCAACGAGTTTTTCGAGGAATACCGGTTTCTGCACCGGAAAAAAGGGATCATCGTTGCCAAAAAGGACGATGTTTTGAAGGCCGCGATGTATGCCCTGATGATGATTCGCAAGGCCAAACGGAAACCGATGCCGCAGGCAATATTCTCACGCCCAAAGGCGCAGGGATTGAGGAACTGGACATGAACGATACGGGAATCAACACGATTCTGAACAGCCAGATTGAACTCGCCGAGCCGATTGCGACGTGCGAGAGGTGCGAAAATCACCTCTGGCTTGTCGTGATGGGCGGACAAAATGCCAAGGGCGAGCGCGAAGTGGCAAAATATCGCTGCGGAAACCCTGAGTGCGGAAACGTGATCGAAATCGGTGGGAACTAATGCAGGCCGCGAAATTCGAATGGTTGGCGACACGACACGGCTTCAAACCGCTCGACGCGGTTCAGGGAAAGCAAGGCGATATTCTGATTGCCGAACGGTATTTTGATCATTCCGATATGGAATTCAGCCCGGCCTTGCGCGAAGAAGTTTTTGAATTTCTGGTTCCCCACTGGTGTACGTTTTGGGCGCTCTCGCGGGAACAACTGGACGTCGGGCAGTACGTCTACCACGGCAAGGATACGCCGCAGGCAACGCGGATCAAGATCGCTGTTGAGGCGGCGCAAGATTGGATCAAGGTCAACTTGGAGGGGCAACGGTTCAAATGAGCGATCAGACCCCCAGGGAAGCCAAGAAGCAGCGTTTCAACGACGGCGACTGGAAGCGCATGGGCGAACAGGTCGGCGACGAACTGACCCGGCGCCAAACGAAACGCGCGGACAAAGAAAAAAAATGGAAGGAAGTCGACCGCCAAGTGAATATGGAGGCTCGCCCCCTCTACGAATCCGACCAAACGAACCACCCGAATGCGTGGATGTCGAACGTCGAACTTCCGTTGCAGGCCATCACACTTGAAACCAACGTGGCCGATATTCGCCGGATGTCGTTTCCGAACGACCGCTCCTGGTATCGCGCCCACGGCGCGGTTACGGACGACTGGCTGCGCGCGACCGACTTTCAATCCCTTCTACCCGGCGACGACAGCGAAATTCCGAGTACCGTCGGGCAGGCCGAGGCCAACGCCATTATCAAAAGTTCGATGGATTTTTACCACTCGCAATACAATTTCCGGGCCGCCTGGGACGCGCTGAACGGCGAGGCCAACAAATACGGCACCTTTGCCGGACGCCTGCGGGTTGTTGAAAAACACGTTTTCGTTCAGGCTTACCGCGGCGTTCTACGACAGAAAAAGAAGTTGCCGATCCTCATCCCGCGCTCCATGTGGTCGACTTATCTGGACGATTCCCTGAGTGCGGTGATGAACGAGGGAATGCTCTTGGCCCCGGCGATCATCGAAAAGCACAACCAAAAGCTCGCCGACATCAAAATGGCCGCGATGAAGGGTTCAAGCGATCCCAAAAATATGCTGACCGGTGGCTGGCGCAAGGACGCGGTTAAAACCCTCAAACTGAAAAACAAGACGACCAAGGAAATCGAAATCGCCGAATACGAAGGCGATATGGTGTTGCAGCGGGATAGCGGGCGCCCGATGTTCCTCCCAAATTCGCTGATTACCGTGGCGTTCGCCGACGATGGCACGGCAACGACGCGCGGAACGTCGCCCTCTCGCGGCGCGACCGTAATCCGCTACAGGATTTCCGATCTTCCGTTCCGTTCCTACATCACGCAGGAATACCACAGCGACGACGTGACCTCGGCCTATGGCGTCGGCCCGCTCATGCTCGGCTGTGCCGGACAAAAAGGTGCGACGGAAGCGTTCAACGATTTGATGGATTCGGCGAAACTGAAATCCAAGCCACCGATCAATTACGATCCCGACGATTTTGCTGTTGCGGCGCAGGGCGGGCCGATTCTGGAACCGCACGCCGTCTACCCGTCGAAAACAGGCGTTAAGGCGCTGGACGTCGGCAGCCCCGAATTGATGGTCCGCGTTTTCATGGAAATGCGCGATATGTATCGCGATACCACGGGAACGCAGAAACCGCGCCTTGGCGCACAGGCCAAAAGCCACACCACGGCGTCCTCTGCCATTCGCGAGGAAACGCGCGGGCTCGTGCGAACCGTCGATTACGTTTCCGACCTTATGAGCGGGGCGATACCAACGTGGCTTTCGATGGAATACGAAATCATCAAAACTTTGCTGGAAGACGAAACCGTATTCGTCAAGCAATGGAATTCGTTCATTAAAGTTTCCGCCAAGCATCTGCCGGAACACGCCGTTTTTGAAGTGTTCGGCGCGGGCGGGCCGTTCGAGGAAGCCGAGCAGGAACAGAAGCGCGCGGCGGCCCTGAATACCCTGTTGACCATCGAACCGCAGGCCCGCGAACTTGGCGGAACGCCGATCAACATTGATGAAGTCCGGCGCTCGATTATGGAGGAAGCAGGCATTGTTGACACCGAAAGAATACTCCCCTTCTCCGATGCCGGAGGAGATCAAGGCGGCGCTGACGGACCTCCGGTTGAACCCGAACCTGGGGATGGTTCTGGATTGGTACCGTGAAAATCGGACCAAAAATACCATTCGCAAATGGACCGAAGACGCCGCTATCGAGCAATGGGCGAACGACACCGGCATTGAAACCGGGGAACGTAGGGTCTTGACGTTTCTCATTCCACAAGGTAGGTCATAACCATGACACTTGACAATGACGACCCGCAAGCTGCGGCTAATGGCTCCGACGACCAGCTACCAGCCGGTTCCGAGGAACAAGGCGCGCAGGGGAACGACGAAGATGAAAGCCTCGATAAAATCCTGGCTGACATCGGCGCCGAAAATGCACGGGCAGACGCAGCAGATGATGCGGCGGCGAAGGATGAACAAGGCAAAGCGGACGAGACAAACGCCGCCGTCCAAAGTATTCTACGTCGTGAAGTCCGCCGAGACGTAGCGACAGCGGTTGATGCGGTGCAGAAGGAAAACGAGACTCTAAAAGGTCTTGATTCTGGCATCGTTGAATCGCTCATGCAAGGCGAGGCCGCGAAGGACAAGCGTGTTCAGGCGGCTTGGGTAAACCGGGATGAAGACCCCGAAACCTGGAACAAGGTTCGTTCCGGCCTTGGCAAGAAAATCGCGAAAGGTCTTGGAGGAACGGTCGATGCTAACGCCACGGCGGACCAAAACGCCGTGATTGCGGCTGCCAACGGTAAATCCCCTGGTCGCGGGGGCGCGCAAAGCGTTGACAATTCGGCTCTGACAGCAATGACGGATGCCGAATTCAAAGCGCACAAAGCGACGCTCGGCTCGTGACCGCAGCATAAGGCTTTGAGCCATGGCAGACATTTCCTCAACAACTGAACTTTCGGGTCCAGTAGACGTCGTTTTCCAGCAGACTCTTTTGCGGAACGCGAAACCCCGTTGCGTTTATTTCGTTGGTGGCAAGGAAGGCGACGTTCTCGCCAGCCACAGCGGAACCTTCACGGTCAAGTGGCGTCGTTATGACAACCTCGACCCCACGACCACGGCAATCTCGGAAGATACCGGCACGGTCGCCTATCCGATCAGGACCGGCGAGCAGGCCAGCGTTACCGATCTCACCGCGACCCTTTTGAAATACGGTTCGCATCTGGTGTTGACCGAAGAAGCCAATCTTATAAACTACACGAACCAGGCGGACGGCCTCGTAACAATCATTGCGATTCAGGCGGGCCGTTCGTTGAACCGCTTGCAACGCAACGAACTCGAAGACAACGCGACGCTGAAATACGCCTCTGCCGGCACCGCCGACGGCGATGTCACCGATGCGATCGGAACGGCGTTACTGCGTTACTCAGTCAACCGTCTCGACCGTAACTCGGCGCTGACCTTCACGCCGGAAACCACGGGTAACACCAACATCGGCACCGCGCCGATCATGGCCTCGTATTGGTTGCTTTGCCATTCGGACGTCGCCTCCGACATTACGGCGCTTACGGGTTTCCAGAAGGCCAACACCTACGCCAACCAGACGCAACTTGAACCCGGCGAATTCGGGTTCTATCCGGGCGCGGGCATTGGTATCCGGTGCATTTCTTCGCCGGAAGGCAGCATTGATGCCGATCTCGGCGGCGATCCCAGCGCGACTCTGCGTTCGACCACGGGGGCCAAGGCCGACCTCTACACGACCATCGTCATGGGCATGGAAGCCCACGGGTGCCTATCTCTTGACGCCAAGCTGATCAAGGAAGTTTATATGGCGGGCGACAAAATCCCCGGCATTATCCTGATCAACCACGCCAAGGGCAGCGCCGGAGCAGCCGATCCGTTGAGCGAAATTTCAACGATGGGCTGGAAAGCATGGCACGCCGCTGAAATCCTCAATGCCGATTGGATTGGTGGGATTCGTACCGGCGCGACGAAACTCGAATAAGAACGCATCGGCCACCCATTCGGTCGATGAAGATAGGCCGGGCTTCGGCCCGGCCTATATTTTTCAGGAGCAAGAACATGAATTTCTTTGACATGCGCCGTTCTGAAATCGGGGAATACTGCAAAAGCAAGAAATTGAAACTCGATATGACGCAGAGCCGCGATGAACTCGCTGCCGAACTCACTGCGATGGAGAAGGCCGGTAAACCCAAAGCCCCGGCGAAACCCAAAACAAAGGTGTAACTATGCCCCTGGCTGCCAACGGACTACCAACAACCAGTTTTCTCGAACAGTATTTCGAAAAGGGCGGCAAAAACCGGCCTGAATTGGGGGTTGGTTTCAAAGCCCTTCGTCGCACGGAGCTGCTCAAACTCGGCGACCTTATCAAGATGGAAATCGTCCCGCGAGATATGCCCGCGCGAGAAATGGTCATTATGATCATCGCTGCGGCGCGGCAGGGCAAGTTTGACCATCTGGTGAAGGAAGGCGCCACCCACGTTGACGCCGAAGTGGCCGACCTCAAAAAGCAGGTCGCCGACCTGACAAAACTCGTCACCGGTAGCGCCAAGCCTGCCGCCCCGACCGAAGCCAAGCCCGCGAAGAAAAAGCGCGGCGGAATGAGCGACGAGCGCAAGCAGCTTATGAAGGACGCAGGCGCTCTTGGCTGGAAGGGTCTGCCGGGCTCGAACGACGCTCTCCGGGCTTTCATCGCCGAGGGCGGCCTTCCAACTCCCGCGCCGTCTACGGAAGCGGCGCCAATGCACCAACCGCTGAGTTAAGCCGATGGCCTACACGTTCCTCGAAGCCATGAACGCCTCGCTCAAAGAGGCCGCTGTCATCAAGGGTGCCGATGAGGAATTGACGACTTTTGTTGATGCGCCTCGTCAGCACGCCATCGACTTGATGATTGATTCGTGGAACGACGCCATTCGTGAGCTTTACCGTCCCGACGTGTTTTCGGGGGAAACGGCGGAAGGAACGATCACGCTGTTGACCGGCGTCAACGAATACGCTTTTGAAACCGACTTCGAGGTAATGGTCGGCAACCCGATAGACCGGACCAACGTCACGGAATTGACGCCGTACCCTGGCGGTTATTTGCAACTCGTCGAAGACCGCAAAAACCCCGATTCTTACGAGGGTTTGCCGAATACGTGGTGCGAAAACCCGTCTACCAGAAAGCTCCGCGTTGAATCGTTCCCGACGGCTGACGAGAACGGGAAGGTCTACACCTACGTTTACGAAAAACGCCTGAACATGGCGCTTATAACCGACACCTTCCCGTTCACCGATACGGTCGTCGACGCGCTTCAAGGCGCAGTCGTGCAGATTTTCGACCGCAAAAACCGCAAGCAATTTGATGCCGGTGTTTTCCAGGTAGCAATTTCGCAAGCGGCTTACACCCTGCGCCGTTCGAAGGCGCGTCGAACGTATGGGCGCACCTATGCCTCTGCCTCTTGAAAATTCAGAAAACAGGATCATCATCAAGTTTGGTGCGGGTATAAATACCGTCGCCAGCCCGGCAGACATCGCTCCGATGGAATGCGCCGACGGCAGCAAAAACTTCAATCTGAAACTCGACAATACGGAACTTCGCCGACGCTCCGCGTTTGATCTCGTGGCGACGGCAACCAACGGCGAATCCATCAACGGCTACGCGCAGCTTGAAAAGCAGGACGGCACGCTTTCTACACTGATCCAAGCGGGCGGAACGGTGTACGAGTGGGACGGCACAGCCACGGGATTTACCTCTGTTGGCGCGGTCAATTCCGGGGCCAAATTGCGCGGGCCTCGCCAAACCCACAACTTCACGCTTGACGAAAAAGTCATCATCACAGACCTTTCGCTGGTTCAGGTTGTCATGGAATGGGACGGCACGACGTTTCAGGCGATGTCGACCAATCTGGCAACCGATTTCTTCGCGAAATACCTTCTCGTTCACGATGAGCGCGGGTTCTTCGCGAATGTCATTGCCACGACCGCCACGCCGCACATGATCGTTGGTTCCAAGCTCTCCGACATCAATACGCTGAGTGTGACGGATCGACCGTCTAGCGCGCTGAACGTCGAAGACCCGTTTTTCCTTCTGACGCCTGATTTGCGCCCAGTCAATTTTATCGTCGAAGCGTTCGGCCTGATAAACTTTTCGTCGCGGGAAGGTCGGATATTCAAACTGTCCGGCACAGACGCCAAGGATTTCTCGATTGCGGAGCTTTACGCGAATAGCGGGGCCGTTGGCGACGAAGCGATGGCCTTTATCGGCAACGATGTTGCCTACGGGCGCGCGGGGAAGATCGAAACACTGTTTGCCACCGACCGCCTTGGCGACGTCGCCACGGACGATTTAAGCCGCTGGATTGCCAACCTCGTCACGGAAATCGACGATTGGGCGGTTATTTTCAATCCGCGTTTCCAGAAAATCTATTTCTTCTCGAACACGAAGGAATTTCTCGGTGTTTTCCAGAAAGATTTCATCGACGAGAACGTGCGCCGGATTTCCTTCGGAGAGGACGTTTCCGACTTG